ATGTCCCATTGGGATAACGTCTGCTCGCCCGTGTGTGGCTAACGTAATCCACAAAACCTCATTTATTGGAGTATCACCACGACGGTCACCTACAGTTTCAACGTCGTACGCAAAAGCATCAACCTTTGAGTAGTGGTCGACTAGTTCTTGTAGTTGTTTTTGAGTCGTAATGATATTCATGTAAATCCCCTTTAAAAAGCCTAAGGACTGGGAACTCCAGAAAGGGGGTGAAAGAAAGCCCCCAGCCCTTAGACAGCTAGTTTGCTTAAGCTAACAATGAGTTGGCAATTTCATCCAACTCTGCCCATGAATGAGTTTTGATGTCATCCTTGGTAAAGCACGTCATTTGTGCAATTGCTGCTTCGGCTGCTGCTTCCTCAATGCCCCAATCCTCTTGGAGGTCACGGCCCTTGATAGCGTTTAGGTGATAAACAGTTTGCTGCATCTTACCTGTGCGAGAAATCGCCCAGAAGTTCTTGTTCAAAGGACCCTGCGGTGAGAAGTGTGCAGCATGTAGTGTCTTATAAAGGCGCGGTGTAGCAATCATCATTTGACGCTGTGGACCGCCTGGAGCACTAAGGTTAACGACGGTAAACGCACGCTTGTCCTCAGGCTTAGAGTTAAGTTTGGTGCAGAGTGGGTCGTTAGCACCAAGAGAAATGTATGAACGACGACCAACAGTTTTCTGCTGTAGGAAGTGTTGCTTGTATGTTGCAAATGGACCGTCTGGGTCAAGGAACTTAATAACTTGGAAGTCTTCGCCAAGCTTTAGTTCTACTGGGAAATCTCCCATTGAGCTGGTTAGCTTTTCTGCTGCATCCCAACCTGATTGAACTGCTGTTGTTGCTGCACCCATTGGGCGGTCTTCAATTACGAACGCTTCTGTTTCTGAAACGTATTCGTCTGCGTTTGGAACTCGATTAACTGACATTTATTTTCCTTTGTTTTAGTTGTTTTTTGTTTCCGTTGCTCGGATGTTATCCCAAGCCTCGGCTATCTCAGTTATGAGGTGCCGGTTAGTAGACCATTCTATACGCTTTGCCGTAAGTACGCCAGCTTTATTAAACAGTTCTACCGTTACCTCAATCATTGGTCTTGTGTATAGGCGCTTACCTTGTACCTCCTTACCGTTTTTGTCAACTGTTGACGGCAAACGGTAAGGAGATGTAGGTAGGTAACCCTCGCCCATCCACGCACGTAGTGTAATGATAGGGCGACCTAAAGCATTTGCCAACGCACCGAGAGTAAACATCTCCACGCTAGTTCCGTTGGGCAGTGTTTTAACGACTGGTTTAGAGTCCCACTCAACTTCTACTTTTTGTGGTTTTACATCTTCTCGGCGTTTGCGCTTACTGCCTGGATAAAAGTTATCCAAGTCAGCAAAAGTAGATTCAATAAAGTCTTCGGCCATATTAAACTATAAAAGCGTAACTAACCTTAGATGGGAACATAGCGTCAATATCATCTTCTGTTAGTTCACCGCGGTAAAACGAAGCCATAATTTCTGCTTCATCTAACGTAGGAACCATCTTGATACAACGCTCTGTTAAACCTTTTTCTTGAATAATTTTTTCTGCTATATCCATGTCAAGGTTTTTACTGACTTTTCGTTGATGAGTAATTTTATCAACACCCGTGACTTTGTCGTCTACCTCAAGGACAATGTGACCTTTTGAGTCAACCTCGCCGTATTCTTTAAGTAGGTCAACAAGACGAGTTTTGATATCTTTTTGACGGTTTGTAAGGAGATTAATTTCATCCTTAAGCGACACGTACTGTTGGACGTTACGTGTTAAATCTTCTTTGTTTATAGACATATCCAACCCCTTTCGAGGTCAAAGATAGTCGAAGATTTATTTAGCTGTCAAGCGGGGTTAGGTAATCCTCAAGAGCTTTAATTATGATGCTGGTCACAGTGACTTTCTCAAGGGCAGCCTTCTTCTGAACCGCGGTCCAGAGGTCATCTGGGACGCGGATAGTACGCGTAGGGGTCTTAGGTGCGTTAGGCATTTGAAAATTATACCGAAGATAGACGAAGGAACCCGCTTAAACTGCCAACGCTCATATCTACCCCACCAGCCTCATTTATACCCTTGCCGTCAATAACCGCGCTGGCTACGGCGTTTTTATGCTGCAACATCTCATGCTGCCTAACCTCAATAGAACCAGCCACTAAAAGGTCTTGTACAACAATGGTTGCCCATTTTGATGAGGCTCTCATAATACGCCCGTTTCGTTGAGTTGCAGAACCTGCAGACCAAGGTAAATCATAATTGATAAGGAGATTGGCAGCGGGCAAGTCAACACCGTAACCACCAGCGTCAGAAGATATAAAGACGCGAATGTCAGGTAATGTGTTAAAGGCAATTTTGTTCTCCTCTTTAGTTTTAGCATCAATACGCCCTGAATAAGTAACACAGATGTCTGGACCTAAAGCGGTAGAAATCTTTTCAAGCATATCTACATAGGTAGCAAATATAACTACCTTGTTCTCTTCGTTTTCATCAAGAAAATCTTTAACATAATTAATCAGCAGGTCAAACTTTTGACTGTTGGTTACTCCATCTAAAGCGCCATCTTTGACTATTTCGTAAGCGTACTTTGACCCTGTGCCTGTCATCATGTCGTAGTTATACGCGCTAGTGCGAATAAGGTCTGGGTGAGAACACAGCATTTTTAAACACCCTACCTTGGCCATAATCTTTCCTCGAAGTTCATCCATCTCTCCTCCGCGCTGAGACTCAAGTCCGTAATGAGCAAAAATATTAAAGTTAGAGCCAAATAAGTTTTGAGCTTCATCTAAATCGTTTAACAAGTCTTGCAAAATATTGTTGTATAACTTGGCTGAGCCTCTATCTAAAGTAATAGTGATTGGTTCTTTATGGATAGCGTCTGGCAAATGAGGAGCAACGTCTGGGTCTTTTTGTGACTTACGTACGCAGGCTTCTTTTAGTTTCTCGTGAAGAGTAGGCAGATTGCGGTATCGGTCTACTCCGCCCCAATTGTTGCGGACAATAAAAGCTTTATCAAATATATCAAAACGCCCAAGCAACTGGTCGTCTACAAACTGCATAATGCTAAACAACTCTTCTGGCTTTCCGTTTTCAATTGGAGTTCCGGTAAGAGCAAACTTAAACGGAGCATTAGATAAACGCTTTGTGTGTTTAGAGCGCTTAGACTTAAAAGATTTAATTGCAGTTGCTTCGTCAAGGACAACAAAACCTCTAGGTAGTTTTTTAACTAAATCCCAGTCGTTAACAACCTGCTCGTAATTCATAATGATGTAGTCAACCCCTGAGTTAACCCAGTCCATAGCCTCTTCGTATTGCTTTTCACGCTTTGCTTTAGTCCCGTCAATAACTAAAGACTTTGAAGTACCCTCTGTAAACTTCTCAATCTGGTTCTGCCATTGGTATTTAATACTACTTAGGCACACAACAAGGCCTGGTTCTTTAATTTTGTTTTTATCCATCAACCGCTCAATAGCAGCAATAGTAAGCACGGTTTTACCTAGACCTAAGTCATAGGCCACCAAAACCTTTTGACGTTTACACATAAGGTTAACGGCATCAGGTTGATACGGAAGAAGCTTACCTTTAAAGGTCATACATACCCTTGCATTCTTGTGCTAATTAAAAGTTTAAGGTCATTAATAGTTCCACTATTAACAAAAATTTGGTCAACCTTTTCACCGTCCATAGCTGACTCTGATACATGAGCATTTACTGCGTTAATACCAATACGTTTAATGCGCCATATTTGAGCACCTTTATTTAAACGAATAGCATTTGCTTCGTTTGGAAATCTAACGTCAGTAATAACGTAATTACCAGAAGCGTCTACATCTTTCAACGCTTGCTGTACCCAAAACATATCGCCAAAAAGTTTTCTAGCGCCAAGACCTAAGTCTTGAAGAAGGCGCCTAGCCTCAGGGTAATCTACTTTTACTTTATCCCACCCGTACACATCAACCAGTCCTTGAACTCGGTAACCTTCTTTTAACATTGGGTTAGTCTCATATAACAAGGTACGTATGGGGTCGGCAAAAGCAATCCGTTGGTAACCGTACTTTTCTACAAGTATGTTTGCAACGGTATCTTTACCTGACTGGGCGTAGCCAGTTAAGCCAATAATCAAAACTCAATCCCAACCCAAAAAAACACAAGGTCTATATCCATGTGGTATTTGTCAATATTAAACCCAATACCAAAACGCTTAAATGAATACCCGAAGCTAATCCAAAACTTTCCAACGCTAATTTCCTTATGCATATCCCAAAGCCTTCTCTCCGTGTAGTGAGTGACGAGCAGTTTCTATTCCTAAAAATATCTCATCCTTACTCATACCGCCAATGTCTTTGACATCTACGTGGTCATAGTTAAAAAAGCGGGCCTCAAAGCCAAGCCGCAAACTCCAGCCTAGGAGAGCCTTAGAAGACTCTCGACCAGCCTTATCATTGTCCATAGCGAATATGACGCTCTCAGCCCCTCTAATGAGGTTTACCTGACTCTTGGACACTGCTGAGCCATAAGTAGAAACGCCCCCTAGAAGCCCTACGGAGGCCATACGAGCCACGTCCAGTGGAGATTCGACCACTACCATAGGCCCGCCGGTGTATTGCCCGTATCCAAATAGGGTGAGGCTTTTATTAACCCCTGTCGGATAGTTCCGAAAATACCTATTTGACCCTTTTTCTTGCCACCCCCAAAGCTTTCGGTTCATCGGGTTTCGAATAGGAGTAATCCAACATTCTTTAGTTGGGTCCCAAAGGATGCCGTAGTTCTGTGCAGCCATAAGGCTGATGCCACGGGAACGCAAAGCCTCCTCTGGTGGGTCAACAAATGCTGCAAGGTTAGCCTCTGAAATATCGCTAACCTCTTCAAAAACTGTTTTCTTCTTGGTAGCTCTGTCTAAAGCCTTACCCAAGTCAACGCCAGTATCAATCCAAGCTTTGGCTGATTCATAATCAATTCCTTGAACGTATTCAATTAGGGAAGTAACGCTTCCCTTGAACCCGCAAGAAAAACAAATATGTGCGCCAGTATCAGAGTTAATCCACCAAGACGGGTTATGGTCTTCGTTACCTGTGCGCTTTAAATGCGCGGGACAGTGACCGTTAATCTCAGAGCCACGAATGTTGTAGTACTCGATACTTAAACGGTCAAGTAGGTCTTCCATATCTTCAACGGTCATAGTCCACCTTCTTATGTTTAACCTTGCGTGTGTAAGCCTTTTTGCTTTTTATAGGCTGAGCAGCATTTGAACGACGAAGTTCAAGTACGCGTTTAATACGAGTTAAGTTTGGAAGTTTCATAGGTCGGTAGCATCCATTTCACGGAATCGTCCCTCCGACCACTGCCACTCAAGAGTTACTTCGGCAGGTCCAGAGTTACGGCTTGCTACAACCTTTAACAAGCGGGTGTCTTCAACGACTTCATCCTCACGTTGTAGACCAAGAATAATATCGGCGTCCTGAAAGAAAGAAGATGAGTAACCGATTGAATCTGCAGTCACATTACCTTTCTTCATTTTCCAAGTAAGCACCTGAGTAGAGATAACAATTGGCTTATTAAACCGCTGCGCCAACTTCTTTAAGCCGCGGGTAATATTAGTCAAAGCCTGTGGAGTATTAGCCTCACCAGACTGCTCGTCAATCATAAGATAGACACCATCAATAAAAACAATGTCTGGTTGAAGTGTCTGAATCTTTGCCGCAATACCTGAAACAGTTGAACCAGCAGCAGAGTCAACTAACCAAAACTTATGGTCAACGTTCTCAAGGTTTTCCAAAATCTTTTTGTATCTAGACTCCTCTTCAGATGTAAGGGTTCCAGTCATCAAACGCTGATGAGAAATCAAAGCACGCATTGAGTCATAACGAGTCTCTTGCTCCATGTTGCTCATCTCAAATGACTGAAACATAGGAACTTTCTTTTGCTCACGGTGAATGTTCAAAGCAATCTGCAGAGCAAGAGTTGACTTACCAGTCTTTGGTGGAGCAATTACAACAATCAACTGACCGTTTTGTAATCCACTAGTTGCTTTGTCAATAGTAGGAAACCCAGTTGGGTATCCGCGTAAACCATTAGGCAAGTTCTTTCGCTCTTGATAGTCTTCCCAACGACGCATAGGCTCGTTAGTTAAATCAAGGTCGC